TTGGCTATAAGTATGCAATGGGCATCAACCGGTCCCACAAATAATGCTGATAGAATATATATAACCGTTGTTGTAGAACATGATTGGGAAACAATAGGGTACTAATTATTATTATGAATAAAATTGAAGAACATATAGCTAAAGTAAATACGTTAAAGGACGCTAACTAGATATTTATATATGGCAACTATTACTAAAATACATTGGAAAGATGCTACATTTAAGTGGGGAAATTCTAAAGGCGACAATGCTTATAAAAAGGAATTTGGAAGATTTGAATATACCTGGGAAGATGTAAAATTTGTAGAAGCCATAACCGGTGGGGATCATATAGATCTTTCTGGATTAGGAAAGGATAAAAAGAAAAAATTAATTAGATTGGTAATGCGCAGGAATGATATAAAAATGTATGACGAATCTAAAGAAGTAAAAAATATAACAGCATATGCTAAAGACATTGAATTTATTATTAAGGAAATGAAGGCACAAGTAAGAGTGGAGAATATAGATGTATAAATTATTTACAGATAAAACAGAAATATTTGAATGTGATATATCAATAGAGGGTGCATCATTAAAAAATTCAGATGTAAGATTAATCATAGAATCTAATGATGTAAATTTATTATTTCATGGGCAATTAAACTCATCAGGTAAATGTCAGGTCCCTGTAAAAAAATTAAAGGGATTAATAGGAGAAAATACCAAGGGAAGTATTAAATTAGAGGTAATAGCAGACGATACATATTTCGTGCCATGGAAATCGGATTTCATAGTTGAGGCCAGTAAAAGGGTTATGGTTGAGGTTAAGTCACAATCTAATAATTTAATAGTTGATAATAAACCAAAGATAAAAGTTAGAGGTATTAAGGAACAAATCTCCAAATCCGAAAAAAATCATATTATTAATATAATGAAATTATTAATAAAAGAAAATATTAATATTAATAATTTAAATATTAAAAGAAATAAATTAAATAATATTATAGCAACATATACAGGAAAAAATCCATTAATGGAAAATAAAAAGAAAAGGGTTATTCAAGGGATAACTCAGGTTTTAATTAAAAATAAGTAGGTAAGTTATGGCTCAATTGTTTCATCTTTCGAGCTCCAATGTATCTGATACCTTCCACAAATTAGTACAAACAGAAGGTGGAAGTCTTTCAGATGGTTCGGGTTCTATTATTACATTTCTAAATGTAACAGCATCATATGCAGTTTCGGCTTCACACGAAGTCACTACGGAAATTTCATCATCATACGCAACATCAGCTTCATTCGCGGTATCCACATCACATGCTGATACAGCAGTTAATTTGGATGGATTAAACTCAACTGAAAGTACAATTACTTTTTTAAATGGAATATCTGATCCTCAGACTGAATATATACTAGCAATGGATCAGCACTTAGCTAGTGCCGCCACACCCACATTTAGGAATTTACAAATCTCTAATTTGGCCTATGGAGACCATATTGCATCAGTTCTTTTACCAACAAACGCAACTACATTAAGCCCCCATTTTAGAACAATGGCAGGAGGAGGCGCTTTTAATATTGGAGATAGAAACGCAGCACACCTAGTTATGTTTGTAAATAAAACTGGAGATGCCTTTACGATAGACCATGATGGAAAATATAGCGGAACAGTTGGTTCAGCTGAAACTGCATCTATAATTAAAGTAGTTAATAATTCATCTACAGATGAGGAAAATGCAATAACCTTTCTTCCAAATGGTACTGGAAGTGGTAATGTAGCTTTAGAGGCAGATTCAGATTTAATGTATAACCCATCTATAAAAAGACTATCCACATCTCAATTTGCAGCAACCAATTTTACTGCATCTGGCAATATTAGCGCAAGTGGAACTATTACAGCAAATTCTTTAGTTGGACATTTATCAACAGCAGATCAAACAAACATAACATCTGTTGGTACTTTAGGTTCATTGACAGTAACCAATAATATAAATGCAAATGGAAATATTGTTGGTGATGGAGCAACACAACTTTCTGGATTAACACATATATCAGCAGTAGGTAATATGAATGTTGGTAATCATTGGTCAGATTATCATACAATAACTGGACAAACGGAATTTGCAGGTCATGTAACAGCCTCAGGTCATATAAGTGCAAGCGGGAATATTATGGCAGGCGCAGTAGGAACAATGTCAGCTTATACAGGTTCATTTGGTCAAGTTTCTGCAAGTGGAAATATAATCACAACCGGAAATGTCATCGCGGATAATATTATAATAGGAGATGGTGGATATATAAGGCCAGCAACTGCAGGTGGCGATATAACCTTTTCACCATATAGTCACGGCTCACAGGAACTACTATTGATGAATGCAGATACATTTGATGTTAAAATGGATGCTAAGCTTGCATTAGGTATAACCCCAACAACATTCAACGTCAATGGTGGCCATAATCCTGGCCATCAATTCAAAGTAGATCATACAGATGGGCAATTGGCTATATACACAGAAGCTGATACTAGTAGATTAAAATTAAGAGGCCTCACAAGTATAATTTTAAGCGGTAGTGCGACATCTCCTAATGCAGATGTATTTAGTCCCTACCTAACAAAAACTGCTTTACTAGTTTCGGGAAGCCAGGCAAATATAGGAGATCTAAGTATAGCTGGTCATGTAACAGCATCAGGTAATATAAGCTCAAGTGGAGCTATAAAAGCCGATTCTTTTAATGTTGATGGATATTTAGCACTTAATACAGATGGAAGTACTCAAGGTAGGGTATTTCCATCCCAAGGTATAACAAATATTCAAATAGGAAGAAATGGAAGTACCAATAGAAATATAGAATTATTAGGACCAGTAACAGCCTCAGGTAATATAAGTGCAAGTGGAAATTTAATATCCCGAAGATTATTGATAGGGGATAGTGAAGTGGCCGTACCCGATGCATCTTTTCAGATAAGAAATCAGGGATCGACCAATGCAATATTGGAATCTCTTGGAAATGGGAATCAACTTATTACATTCAAAAATAATCAATCTCCTGATTTTACGATAGGTAATTATTTTGGAGATGCTGGGTTTCAAATTAAACAAGTAAACGGCCCAGCTAAGACAATGCTAACCATTGGGGCTAATGATGGTGATGAAATAGAAGTAAGTGGAAGTTTAAAGGTTACATCACATGTATCTGCAAGTGGTGGCCCTGGAGCAGATTATCTAGTAAGACCTAATCTTTATTGGTTTGCAGTAAGTGATGAGGCCGTAACCTCCGCAAATACTAGCCTAGGAGATTTTCCTGATACTGATGTATCTGTGGTTTCCTTTGACGCTACAACTTTAACAAGTCATTCCTCTATATTTTCCCTTACCAATGATGTAGTAACAATTTCAAGAGCAGGAATATATAAATTTACATATAATATATTACTAGAAATTACTGGTGGTTCAAATAGAACCGAGGGTGCGGTAGGAATATTAAGGACCCCTTCGGATGATTCAGTTGGGTTAATAGATGGATCTAGAACATCCACATATAATAGATTAAATTCAGGTGGTGCTAGTAGAGGATCTGGAACCGTTTCAATGTTAATAGATGTTGCGGTCAATGATGCCTTTTATATAGGATTTTATAAGGAAGTCCATACTAATTCTAATACCAAAATGGTATCGGTTCCTTCTGGATGCACTTGGATGATAGAATCAGTAACATAAAATTGGATTTATCTTGACTTTAATAGACATAATATACATATTTATATGAAAGGGAAAATATTACAATGGATTTAGGAAATTGGTTAGTAAATAATATCATGGAGCAGGATAATGCATCCATAAAGACTATAGTTGCTATATACCCAGGCAGATTTCAGCCTATGGGGAAACATCATGCCAAGGCCTATAAATGGCTTAAATCTAAATTCAGTGATACGTATGTTGCAACAAGTTCTAAAATAGAATTGCCAAAATCACCTTTCTCATTTAATGAAAAGAAAAAGATAATTAATTCCCATGGAATTAAAAATGTAGTACAGGTTAGAAATCCTTATAAAGCAGAGGAAATCCTAAAAAAGTATGATCCGCTAACAACAGCAGCCGTATTTATGGTAGGTAAAAAGGATGCTGGTAGACTTAAAGGAAAATTCTTTCAACCATGGAAAGGAACAGCCAAAGTAGGTTATAGGGAAGGGGCTTATCTAATCCATGCACCCCATGTTTCAATGAATGTGCCAGGATATGGTGAAATGAGTGGGACCTCTACTCGTAAAGCATTAGGAGATAAGTCTATTGAGAAAAGAGAAAAACTTAAACTATTTAAGGGAATATTTGGTCATGTTAAGAATTATGATCTTATAGTTAATAAACTAGAAAGGCTTAATGAGGTAGTAGAGGGATTCTTACAGGATATAGATATAAAAAAAATAATATCAGAGGTTTCTAGTACAGAATCAGCTGCAGGAGCTTTGCCTACAGATGACGGCCCTAGATACTATAGATCCAGCTGGACTGGATATAAAAAGAAGGGCGATGAATGGGCTGCAAGATTAGGATGGAATGTCGTAGATTATATAGTAGGAGATATTAAAAAATTCGAAACTCATAATACATCATATCCAAATGACTCAGAAAAAAAGAAAGGAGCTCCAATAGGACCGGTTTCCTATGCACCCGTTGGAACATCACAACCTAAACAACGGGATGATCATGAGTCTTATATGGGAACTCCTGCATATAACAAATGGAAAAAGCATATAAAAAAGGTAATTAAACCACTAGGTTGGAAATTTGTAGATTGGCTGGATGCAGATCAGGTTAAAAAAGATGTTTCTGCCAAAAGTGAAAGGTTAAGAAAGAAGGAAGAGCCATCTCCAAAAATGATTAAGAAGCTTACTAAAATTACAAAAAATGTCCAGAAATCAAATAAAAAGGGAAAGACCGTTGATATGATTCCGGCTATTGATGATCAAGGTAAAAATATAAAAGAAAATTTAGGTTCTTGGTTAGCTAAACAATTACTAACAGAGGGAGGGGCCTATGGTCATATGTCTCATCCTTTTGATGATAAGGATTTGACATTTAAGGATTTCAAAAAAATGATTGAATTATCCCTTCAAGGAAATTTAAATATAGAACAAACCGCAACAGAAAAAACAGATGGCCAGAATTTATTTATTACATGGAATAAGGGATTACGAGCAGCGAGAAATGTTGGTGATATAAAAAGAGGAGGAATGTCTGGGTCAGATATAGCTTCCAAATTTAGAGGAAGAGGGGCCATATATAAAGCATTTGTTGGAGCCTTTAAGGATTTAAATAAAGCAATTGGAAAATTATCTGAAAAGCAACAAAAAAAGATATTCGATGATGGCAATAATTGGATGAATATGGAGATCATGTACCCAGAAAGTGTTAATGTTATTATGTATGACGCACCATATTTACAATTTCATGGGGCATTAAAGTATAAGGATGGGAGACCAATTGGATCTGTAAAGGATAGTGGTAGAATATTAGCAGCTATGATAACGCAGGTCAATCAACACCTTCAAAAAACATTTAAAATTATAGGACCAAACCCTTTAAAAACGGCAAGGAGTTTGGACTTCGGTGCTAGAAAAAATTATTTTATATCTAAGTTAAATAAATTAATGGGAGAATTTAATTTAAAAGATAGTGATGAATTTGCAGTTTATCACCAATCATGGTGGGAAGAATATATTAATAAAAATTCTCCATCCAAGGTTGATAATAATGTTTTAGTAGGCCTAACAAAAAGATGGGCATTCTCTAACAAGGACTTTAGGCTTAATTCTAAGGTATTAGACGATGAAAAAACATTAGAATGGGCTAAGAGGATTGATAAGGAAAATCACGCAGCCCAGGTTAAGAAAAATATGCTACCATTTGAATTGTTATTTTTTGAATTAGGAGCAGAGATATTAAAAAATACAGAAGGATTTCTAGCAGCCAATCCTGATAAAGCTATACAAGCCATGCGTAAAAAAGTAGGCCAAGCGGTTAAAGCAGTTAAGGGAGCTGGGGACCTAAAAAAGATTAATAAGGTTAAGGATAATTTAGAAAAAATAAAAGCTATTGGTGGATGGAAAGCCGTTGTACCAAGTGAAGGCCTTGTATTTATTTATGGTGGTAAGACTTATAAATTAACAGGATCATTTGCTCCCATAAACCAAATAACAGGTGCTTTATTAAGCTTGTAGATATTTATATATAATGAAACTAGACTTAGACATAGGAGATATTATTTTAACGGGTAGATTTAAAAACAAAGCCGTTGAAGTAAAAGATTTTGGATCAGATGATAAAGGTCAACCAACCATTAATGGAAGACCAATTCTAAAGTTTCGTATTAAAAAATTAATGCCCGTAAAGGAGAATACTAAAATGAATAAATCCAGAATACAACAAATTATTAAAGAAGAGGTTTCTAATGTTTTAAATGAACAATCAGGAATCATTTGGAAAGATACCAAAAAATATAAGATACAAAAACCACCAAGAAAATTTGCGGAGAAATCCAAAGTAGGTGCAATGATACACTTTACAGGACCTAAATCTGGAGCTAAAGGTGAAACGTGGGAAAAATGGACCCCATTATCCTGGAAGGCTACATTTGGAGAAGGTGTTAAGGGAGATTCTCTATCCAACTCAGAACTTGATAAGAAATTAGAGAGTCATGGCAGGGTTCAGATTAAGGAATCTATAAAAGAGGCGGCCCCTAAGATGAGAAAAATTGCTGCAGCAGATTCGGTAGTAGACACAATAAAGATTGTTAGTAGGATTGAAAATGGAATGAGGGCTTTCAATTCAAGTGCTCATAGTCACGTAAAGGGCGATTTCAAAAAAGTAATAAAGGCCCTTGAAAATCTTAAATTTAAAATACAAAGACACGGATAATAGTTATGAAAAAATCAATAAGCGAAAGTAAGGTTCAAAGAATGCGTAACATTGTTACAAAAAAATATAATAATAAAATCGCAATATCAACAGGTTATAAAAAAGTAAAGGAGACGTATGGAGAAGGTGATGTATGGGAAGAAAGAGGTAAGTCCTGGACTATTAAAAACGGAATTAAGCAAAATCTTACAAAATTGCAAAGTGTTCGTAATGTTGTATTAATGCCATTATGTTGCCCAGAGTGTGATAATGTAATGAGGAAACGATTAGATAAGAAATTCTGGAAAACAAATAGTAGATGCTTTGATTGTGTAGTAAATGAGGAACATACTCTTAGGATTAATAAGGAATGGGATAATTACCAGGAAAATAAAATTAAAGGTAATGTAAATTCATTTATAGGTGATCTTAAGCAAAGACTAACCGATTATATTAATAATGTCGATAATAGACATTTTATAACGGAGGCTGGAGATATGGAAACATGGGAAGGTGGATATGATAAAAAATATTTAAAGAAATCATTTGATAAACAAATTGAAGAATTTGAAAAAAAGTGGAATAAAAATGAAAGCATCGATAATAAATAAAATTTTAAATGAGGAATTGATTCGCTTAAATGAATTCAGAATGACTAAGGAATTCAAAAAGGCAACAGAACAATATCAGGATTTAATGGTTAAGCAACAACAATTACAAAAGAAATTTGTGACGGAAAAAAATAAGGGCAAAAGAGAAATCCTTAAAAAGAAATTAATAGAATTACATTATAAAGTAAAAAAAGCAGAGGTAAATTTTAATAAAGCATTAAAAGGTGAACCTGTAGATATAGAAGAATTATAGAGAAAAGTTATGAAAACATTATGGAAAATATTATTAGGAATAGGAGCGGTTATAGCTGGTATTTTAGCTATGTCATCTAATGGCGGTAAAAAACAATTTAAGAAGGATGTTAAGGATAATAAAAAAAGGGTAAAGGTAGTAAAGGCAAAAACGGATAAACTTAAAAAGGATAAGAAGGTTATCAAAAAAAAGATAGCTAAGGTGGATACAAAATTAAAAGTAAACAAGGATAAAATTAAATCTACAAAAACGGCTAAGAAAACAACCTCAACCTTTAAGAAGAAATATAGGAGCAAAAAGTAATGAAAAATATATTACTTATATTTGCAATTATATTATCAATAAACTGTACGGCACAAGATAGAATTGTAAAAATTCCACAATCCGAGTTAGATGGGTTCTTCTTGGCACTAGATACATTGGAATATCAGGACTCCATAAAAACCTTATATATAACCGATCTCGAATTACAATTATTGAATAAAACCCAATTAAATTTTAATAATGAATCAATAATAATAAACCTGGATACGGAAAGACTTTTATTGAATGAGCAGATAAAACTTTATAATGATCGTTTAAAAATAACGGATGCATGGTATAATAAAAGGTGGTTTGGTGTAATTGTAGGGGTAGTAGGAACATCTACCGCAATTTATTTAGCCGGCCAAATTGACTAACTTTTATATTTATATATATTTATATATAGTATGGCAAACAATCTAAAAAACATAATAAAATCTGAATACCTAAAGTGTGCTACAGATCCTGTATACTTTATGAAAAAATATTGTGTAATTCAGCACCCACAGAGAGGTAAAATACCATTCCATTTATTCCCCTTTCAGGAAAAGTGTATAAAGGAATTTAAGGACCATGACTATAATATCATTCTTAAATCTAGGCAATTAGGTATATCAACATTAACGGCGGGTTATTCTCTATGGATGATGATATTCCATAGTGATAAAAATGTTCTAGTAATTGCGACAAAACAGGATGTTGCTAAAAATCTTGTAACTAAAGTAAGGATAATGCACCAAGGATTACCTAGTTGGCTAAAAGGTAATACGATTGAAGACAATAAACTATCTCTTAGGTTATCCAATGGGTCTCAAATTAAAGCAATATCTTCTGGAGGCGATGCAGGTAGATCGGAAGCTTTATCTCTATTGGTATTGGATGAGGCAGCCTTTATTCATAGCATAGATGATATATGGGCATCATCACAACAAACATTAGCAACTGGTGGTAAAGCAATAGTATTATCGACACCTAACGGTATAGGTAACTTCTTCCATCAGCAATGGGTAAAAGCGGAAGCAGATGAAAATCAATTTAATACCATTAAGTTACACTGGTCTATGCACCCAGAGAGGGATCAAACCTGGAGAACCCTACAAGATGATTTATTAGGTCCTAAGATGGCAGCACAGGAATGTGATTGTGATTTTCTATCTTCTGGTAACTCGGTTGTCGATTTTGATATATTGGAATATTACAAACAGTCTTTTGTAAAGGAGCCTATAGAAAAAAGGGGGATAGGAGGAGATTACTGGATTTGGGAAAATTGTGATTTTTCTCGTGATTATATGGTGGTTGCGGATGTAGCCAGAGGAGATAGTTCAGATTATTCTGCTTTCCATGTATTTGATGTAGAAACGGTAAGCCAGGTAGCGGAATTCAAGGGTCATTTATCTACTAAGGAATTTGGTAATATGTTGGTTAATGTAGCAACCGAATATAATGATGCCCTATTGGTAATTGAAAATGCAAATGTAGGCTGGGCCGCAATACAACCAGCAATTGATAGAGACTATAAAAATTTATACTATACATACAGAAATGATGGCTATACAGATCCTGACGTACATCTAAGAAAAACATATGATTTAAAAGATAAGTCTCAAATGGTGGCTGGGTTTACAACCTCATCTAGAACAAGACCGCTTTTGATATCCAAACTAGATATTTATTTCAGAGAAAAGGAATGTATAGTTCGATCTAAGCGCTTAATAGAAGAATTGTATGTATTTATATGGAACGGACAAAAGGCAGAAGCTCAACACGGGTATAATGATGATTTAGTGATGGCTTTTTGTATTGGGCTTTTTGTTAGAGATACGGCCTTAAAATTAAGACAGCAAGGATTGGCATTAAATAAAGCATCGATAAATAGTATGGCAAAAACAGATTCAGGAACACCAATATATACACAGAAAAGTTTACATAACAATCCATGGCAAATGGATACAGGCAAAGGTTCAGATCCAGAAGATCTAACCTGGCTAATTAAATAAAGGTTAATAAAGGAGAAAAAAAATGGCAGATAAAGGCTTATTTACTAGACTAAAAAAATTATTTTCAACGGGTGTAATCATCCGAAAAATGGATGATGATAAATTAAAAGTAGTCGATACATCTAAATTACAATCATCGGGAAATCTAGCAACAAATAAGGTTGTAGATAGATATAATCGTTTGCATGGGAGTCCAGGATCGTTTGGTAATAATTATTCAGCAGCGAACTACGATACACAAAGGTTAAATTTATTTAATGACTATGAAACAATGGATGAGGATTCTATTATATCTTCAGCATTGGATATTTACGCTGATGAATGCACAACCAAAAATGAATTTGGCGATATATTAAATGTAGAAAGTACTTCCGAGGAAATAAAAACAATATTACATAATTTATTTTATGATGTATTAAATGTAGACTTTAATTTATGGCCATGGATTCGTAATATGTGTAAATATGGAGATATGTTTTTAAAATTAGACATCACGGAAAAATATGGGGTTACAAACGTATCACCTATATCAGCATATGAAATATTTAGGGAGGAAGGAACTAAACCAGACCAACCAGATTATACGGTATTCTGGCACGATGCTTCTATGACCCAGAATCCAGGATTTACAGCAGGCGGGAAAAAGAAAAAATTAGAAGCTTATGAATGTGCCCATTTTAGATTAATATCTGACACTAATTTTCTACCATATGGTAGATCAATGGTAGAACCAGCAAGGAAAACCTGGAAACAATTAACCCTTATGGAAGATGCAATGATGTTACATAGGATAATGAGAGCTCCTTCTAAAAGAATTTTTAGAATTGATATAGGAAATATACCTCCTACTGAAGTTGATTCTTATATGAATACCGTTATTAATAAAATGAAAAAGGTTCCTTACATAGATGAGGCATCCGGGCAATATAATCTTAAATTTAACATGCAAAATATGATGGAAGATTTCTATTTACCTGTTAGGGGTGGACAGTCCGGAACCGAAGTAGCTGAGCTACCAGGATTGGACGGCCCATCTATTGATGATGTGGAATATTTAAAGTCTAGAATGATGGCTGCATTACGGGTACCTAGAGCCTTTTTAGGATATGATGAAGGACTAGACGGTAAGGCTACATTAGCAGCAATGGATGTAAGGTTCTCAAGAACCATAGAAAGATTGCAAAGAATATTTGTATCCGAGCTTACTAAAATAGCTATTGTTCATTTATACTCACAAGGATTTAAGGATGAATCATTGGTTGATTTTACTATAACACTTAACAATCCATCCACAATAGCAGAACAAGAAAAATTAGGTATATGGGAACAAAAAATAGGAATAGCTGAAGGATTTAAGCAATCAAAAATGGTATCCCAGGAATGGATATACGAAAACGTATTTAAAATGTCTCCAGATGAATGGAGAGAGGAAAAGGATAAGGTTATAGAAGATATTAAACGTAACTTTAGATATAGTCAGATAGAAATGGAAGGTAATGATCCAGCTGTTACTAACCAATCATTTGGTACAATGCATGACCTTACAGCTCTTCAAATGGCAGCAGGTGGTGCACCATCAGGCGATCCTAAATTCTTGGATATTGATCCAAGTGCTCAAGATGGTGATGATTTCACCATTGCAGGGGATAATGATGATGTAGGTGGCAGACCTAGCGAATTAGGTAAGGGTGAAGGTAGTTACGGCACTGATGACCATGTTAGAGGAAGAGACCCATTAGGATTTGGAACTTATAAGAAGGATTATAAGAATCCAGATAGAACCATAAAGGAAGTTAGTAGAATTACTAAGAATATGCCTTCCAAAAAACAAATAATTTCGGAAACTTTCGATAAAAAACAAAAAACTTATGATGATACAGGCGGTTTATTAGATGAAAACAATCTTCTTGCGGAAGATTCTAATGGAAACTAGCTTAGGCACATATTTATAATTGAACACTTTTGCCAGGAGAAATTGAACAAGATGAAGCACTCAAAATATAAAAATACGGGAGTATTATTTGAATTATTAACACGCCAAGTTACATCGGATGTATTAAATGATATCGATCAATCCCCTGCATTAAAAATAATTAAAGAAAATTTTACAAATAACTCCGCTTTACGTAGAGAGCTAGGTTTATATAATGCCTTATTAAATGAAAATTTTAAGAAAGAAGCAAAGGCATCTTACCTTGTAGATGTTGTATTAAAGGAAAGAAATAAAATAAGCGCTACTTCTTTACGTAATCAAAAATATAATTTAATTAAGGAAATAAAACATCATTACTCGCTACATGATTTCTTTAGAACCAAAATTAATGGATATAAAAATTTAGCAGCAGTATCTAATCTATTCGAGTACTCTGAATCTAATAATGCTGCCCCCGAAAAATTAGTACGCAATAGATTTACTATTATAGAACACATTACAAGATCTTCTAGTAAGAATATTTCGGAAAATCGTATAACTGAATATACCAAACAGGAAAAGGATTTAAGGCTATTATCATATAAGATATTAATAGATAAATTTAATGAAAAATATGATACATCCTTATCTTTAAAGCAAAAAAGATTATTAAAGGAATATATAAATAACATTACCAACATATCAGGGGTTAAGACTTATGTTGATAGTGAGATTCCTAAAATAAAAAGAGCTTTAAGGGTAGATAGTAAAAATATAAAGGATGTAATTACAAAAATTAAATTAAATGAAGTAATTAATCAAGTAGATAGAATTAGTAAATCCAAAAAATTAAAAGATAATCATGTATTATCTATGATGAGGATTTATGAATTAATCAAGGAAGTTAAAAATGTCAAAAAACTATAATTTCGATCAAGCATGGACTAGATTCATGAATGAACAAGCGCCTCCAGGAATGCCCCCAGGAATGGGTGGACCACCACCAGGACCACCCCCTCCACCACCAGGACCACCACCTGCAGAATTTTATGAAGATTTAGATGACCAAGCTAAGTTAGAAGTCGATATGGCTCTTGGATTGGAAATTAGCGAAGAGGAATATCAAGATCTTCCAGCAGAGGTAAGATATAATGTTGTAAAATCTAGAAATGATTATTTAAAAAATAAAGCAAATAAGGATTTTAGGGAAGAACAAGAAGCAGCTACTAAACAAGCAGAGCAACAACAAGCTATGATGGCTCAACAAGCTGCAATGGCGCCCCCTCCCGGACCACCAACACCACCTCCTGGACCACCACCTGCAGAAGGACCTCCGGGACCACCTGCAGAAGGACCTCCAGCAGAAGAAGATCAAGCAAAAGCCGGACCACCTAAAACGGAAGGATATAGACCAATAGGATTACAAAAATTATCTGAGGAATTATATTGGATTAATAAGGAATTAAATGAAGATTGTGAAGACGAAGACGAATTGCAGGAAATGTCTCCGACCGCAAATGCTCCAGGATATCAAACCCCACATGCATTCATGGGAGATGATAATAAAAAAAGAAAAAAAATAGCCAGTATAAATAAAGGAATGACAATAGTTAATTCCATAAAGGAAAATAATAAAAGGGATCTTACTGGAGACGGTACTATTGATTCTAAGGATTATATGAAGGCTAAGGATAATGCAATAAAAAAGGCTATTAAGAAAGAATCTAATTATGCTCAGACTATGAAAGAGATATATGGTCTTAATTATCCTTCATTTAAAAAAAATGAAAATTTAAACTCTAGACAAAAAGTAAATGGGGCCATTAAGGAAATTAATAGTAGACTATTTAAAATGGAAAGAGTAATTAATAGAGCTACAAAATTAAAAAATGAATCCGGAATTACAAGTGAGAATTATTGGAAATCTACACAAGGTAGAGTACAACAAATAGCTGAGAGATTATTATCTGTAGCTAGAACACTTAAGGAATTTAAAAATTAATGAAAAGAAAAAAACAAAAAATAAATGAGGAATTATCGGATAACGATATCAAGAAGGTTCGTGAAATAATAAGAAACGAACTGGCTCAGATATTTTTCGATTTATATAGAAAGAAAACAGTGTGGAGCAAGCCCTAATGTCAAAACAATTATTAGTAGATTATATGCCCTTTAGTATAACACCCCAACAGATAAACGAAAGTTTAGATAAAAATATGGGCATGTTAGTCGTCACAGGACCTTTACAGGCAGCAGAAAAGAAAAATCAAAACGGTAGAGTATACCCAAAGGAAATATTGGAAAGGGAAGCAGAAAATTATTCCAAATCTAATATAGCGGAAAGAAGAGCTCTTGGTGAATTAGACCACCCAGAATCTTCTGTAGTAAATCTTCAAAATGTGTCCCATAACGTCAGAAGAATATGGTGGGAAGGTCTTAATCTAATGGGAGAGGTAGAAGTATTATCTACCCCATCAGGAAATATACTAAAGGAATTATTTAAAAATGGTATAAAATTAGGTATTAGTTCTAGAGGCCTAGGTTCCGTAAAAGAATTAAAAGAACAAAATGGGGAAGAAACAGTAGAGGTTCAGGATGATTTTGAATTAATATGTTGGGACTTTGTTTCCAATCCTTCTACACACGGAGCTTTTATGGCCCCCTTAATGGAATCAGCAGGGCAGAAATCTATAATAGATCCATATGCAAAAATAAATAATTTAATAACTGAAATACTATGTGATATGACCGGCAAATGTAGTGTTTCTAAGAAGTCATGTTCCTGTGGAGGAACATGTGGAGGACACTAATGGCACGTAACGGAAGAACAGATTTACCTAATTTTGCAACATCATCAAGAGATAATCTTAATGTATCATCCATTGCAACTAGGACAGGAATCATGGGAAAAAATGATGGATTCTCTGGAGTGACAGTAGTAAAAAATACAGAAATAGGATTTACTGGATCAAATGCCGGTGCTTCAGCAATATTTTTACCAACTGCAGCAATAGGATCTGCATCATTTGCAAATGGGTCAGGTATAAGCTTGGCAGATTTAGCAACAGATACAATGTATCCTTTTAATATAACAGCTGTAAGTGCAAGTACAAACACAACAGTATTAGTATTTAAGAGATAAGGAAGATAAATTATGAAAAAAATATTTAATGATTCAGAATGGCGCCAAAAGCGATACGAGAGTAGAATGAATCTATCAGAATCTAATGGACAAACTACCCACAGATCTTTAAAAAATGTTAAGGATTTATATGAAGATACCATGATGGGAATTGAAATGGCAATTGACGAGCCAGGAGGTCATGGATCTCCAGTTGATAAAAAGGCATGGGAAAAGATAGATAATGAAATTCAGAAGCAATTTATTCAAATGGAAAGATGGATTAAAAAACATAAAGCTATATTAAAATAAATAATACTATGAAAAACAAAATTCAATATATTACCGAAATAGATAACATTATTAAAAAAACAATGCTTTTTGAGAATTTTAGCAACCTATCCTTAAATAAACAGACATTATTAGTAGAACAGCTTTATATGGATAATAAATTAAATGAGCAATGGTATAATGATGCTTATGATGCTGTAGCTGACGTAGTAACAGATGCATCAGATGCTGTTGGAGATGTTTGGAATGAGAGCCAGGATGAATTCCATAATGCAATGGCTTGGGTACAGGGTGGATTAGCAGTAACAGCATTAGGAGCTTACGCTACAGGTGTTGGTGCACCGGTTGGAGTAGTTGCAAGCTGGGCTGATGGTATAATTGATTTAGGATATGCAGTCGGTCATGGTATTAATGGAGATTATGGTGCAATGTCATGGAGATTGGGAGGAGTTGCCTTTTCCGCTTTTGGTTTAAATTCAATTAAAGGTGCAGCATCTACAGTAAAAGCCGTTGATGCAACTGTTGATATAGTAAAAGCTTCAAAAAAGATTCACTCCGTTTATAATGTAACAGATTTAGCTTATACAGCTTCATCAACAGCAGCCAAAATAGTTACAACCACCTCTACTACTCAAAAGGTAATAAATAGTACAAAAAAGTTAACTTCAGTAGTTTCAGATTTAGTAGCTCCAATTGTAAAAAAAGCGGCAATTAAAACGGCACCATATGTAAACAAAGCTTATGTAGCGAATCAGATTGCAAAATTTCCGGGCCCTGGGGGACTTATAAATAACTTTATAGGAACTAATCCCGAAGCAGACGGTACTTGGGTTAATAAAACCCAAAAAGAGAACCCAACAACCTTTTTCGATTATTCTCCATCATCCATTAGAAATATGTATCTCGAACCAGCTGATGGAAATCTTAAACAGAATATAATAAAATCTTCGGATAACTTTAATGCTGCAGATGCCCCAGAGAATGTGCCTGGACCGGTAGATAACTCTAATTATAATGATAGTATTCAAAATGCTAATAATATACAGCAGAAACAAAATTATGTAGATTCTTTAACGAATTTATATAATAAACCAAAAATTAACACAACACAAAATTTAAAGAACGGGACTAAGATAGTAAATGGCATACCTGTTAATGATGGGTATATACTTCCACCGTTCGGAAGACCATTACTTAAATAAGAATAATAATAAAATGAATGGAAACATGTTAAATAACATATTTATATTAGAGGAAAAAATATGAAACTAAAATTAAAAGATTATGTAGATATATTACTTGAGGGTAAATATCAGGATAGTGAAAAAACCCAATTCAAAGAGGATATACGTAACTTTGGTCGCTTCGGTGAGCATATTTACAATGGTAGGGGAATGATGGAAGTAATAGAAGGTATCAAAAATCTAACGGAAAGAGCCCAATCTATGGCTTTGGATGAAGCTGGTGAGGATGGATGGTTTGAAGCTGTTACAGTTAAGAAAAATATGAATGAGGTTAAGAAGGATGCTATGCTATTTGAAAAGACTGCTAAAGAAATGGGAGCCTTACAACAGCGATTAGAAGCACTATATGAAGATATAGCTCATAAAATAGGTAGATATTATGAAGTGGGAGACTTATCCGGAAAAGATGTACTACCTGCAGACAATGATTATACAGCCAATGGAGAAGAAGAAGAAGAAGTTGAGGAGTATGGCAATAAAATGTATATGGGCGATCTAGAAGATGAAGAAGAAGATGATAATGGGGAAATGGAAGAACAATTTCCTGCAATGCCAATAGGAGCATCTTTAGGATTAGGAATTGGTGGAAGCAGTAAACCTAAAGCACAATATAGTATGGGAGAATTAGAGGACGATGAAGATGAGGATATGTATGAAAACTTCTCTATGAATACTGGAAATAAAAATTTACCTTCTCCAGGAAATGCAGCTCAAGCAGGAGGAAATGCATTAAGTGCTATGGGAGCAGTACCTGGAGCAGGAAAAGCAGCTGCTGGAATGGCAAATCCTGCAGGAGCAGCAACCTTACCTCTAGGATCTCTAATGTCGGATGAAGAAGTAAATAATGTAAAAGAAAATTATTGGAATTTGCAAGGAGCTCAGAATTCACTTATGGAAGATGAGGAAGAAGAGCAAGAGGAATCCTATGCAAATACAAATGAATCACGTGCGGAATATTTCCACCGGATGAAAGAACAATTGGGAGCTTTATAATGAAATTAAACGAAACACAAGTACAAAAACTACTAGGCGAAGGATATAGTTATGAAGACATAACAATGTTTGAACAAGCAGTTGCAGCAAAGGCAGCTGCAAAGGGAGTACCTACTAAGTCTTTAACAAATATAGCTAAGTCTGCTGTAACGGTACCTAAAAAGGCTAAAGCTTTAGCTAAAGGCGCATCAAAGGCTGTATCAAAGATACCGGGGGTTAAATCTTTTAGTCTTAACAATGAACAAGATGAACCAGAATTAGGCCAGATAGCTGGTGCTGCAGCAGGTCTAGTACCTGGGGCAGGAATGGCAGCTGCAGCAATGCCTGCTATAGGTAAGGCAGGAGGATCTTTAATTAATACCATAAAAAATAATCCAGCAGCAGCAATAGGTGCAGGTTTGGGTGGGCCAGTTGGTGGCGCATTAGGATCAGCTGTTGATGCAGCTGGTGGAATTGGTAAAGCATATGATAGTGCAAAAGGCGCAGTTAAAGGAGCAGCTAATACTGTTAAGAATTGGTTTGAATCTAAGATTTACCAAGGATTCCCTAGACCTATTATGGAACGTTTTTGTGATATACACTTTGGTAGTAGATTCTTAACAGAAAATGCTAATAAGATATATAATTTAGGTCTTACTAATAATGATATTACTGTAATGAATGAACATCTTGATGGGTGGATAACAGAACAGGGTCTTTGGGACAAAATTAAATCAGGCGCAGGCCAAGTAGCAAATACTGCCCTAGACTACGCAGTCCCAGATTTTATAGCAGGGCCAGAAGCTGTTAGGGGAGCAATTGACCAAGGTATCGGTAAAGCTAAGGATTTAGGTGGACAAGCTATGGACTTTATTAATACACAAAATTCAATATCAAGACCAGAAAGAGCAAATCCTTTTAAGGGTGGAAGGATAGAAAAAGCAATTAATACGGTTAAGGACCTCGGATCACAAGGAATTGATGCAATAGGCAATTACTTAGGACAAGCAACGCCTGAATGGGCTAGTACGGGAGGCGGTATTGGTAAAGCAAGACAGGTTGCTAAGGATATACAACGAATAGGACCTCCTGGAGGACCTAGAAGAAGTGGGGAAATGGGAGAACAAATTGCAATGCCAATTGGAGCATCTTTAGGATTAGGAATTGGTGGAACCAGCAAACCTAAACCATTATATAGTATGGGAGAATTAGAGGACGATGAAGATATGGCAACGGAATCTGCTCCAAATTCTTTAACAAAAAGAGAAAATATGAGCCCAGATGCACATAAGGAATCTATTAGAGATTGGACTACTAATATGACAGAAAGATTAATGGGTGAGCAAGGATTACCTGATATGACTCCAGAGATGATGGCTCAATTGCAGGCTCGTTCAGCTAATCAACCATCTTTAGAAGATTTGAATAATCCTGTAGCTCCTGGAGTTCCAAATAAAATGCCAACAATGCCAGCGAGACCTATCTCCCCAGATATGGGTCGTATACCACGAAGGATGCCAAGAGAATTACCAGTAATGCCATCTAACAAAGGAGCAGCACCCGTTCAAAACGTAGGTGATAATCCATTTTTAAATCAAAAATATGGTGCATAGTAAAATTATATTAAAATAAGTCTTAGAAAGGTTGGTTAGTCCAACCTTTTTTTGTATATTAAAGTATTATTAACTTAAAGTAAATTTATGAAAGAAAACTTTGTAAGACGTCTTCCGCGTAGGAAAGATGAGTATTATATTCCAGGTGGGGTTAGAATACCCAAACCAGAAGAATTAGAAATAGCCCTGAGGATTTTTAAGAGAATGTCAAAAGAATCAGGAAAATTTGATGAATTAAAAGAAAGAAGGTATTATGAAAAGCCTTCACAGAAAAGAAAGGTACAAAAGGAGATGGCAGTAGGGATACAGAAAAGGAATGAATCCAGACGGCGATTTGAAGACGGAAGTATGATTTGGGGCATGAAAAACCAAAATTACACCGCAAAATCCAGACCAAGAAGAAAAACACGTTAAAATTAAAAAAAAAGATCAAATTAGATCTTTTTTTTTTAATGTTTTTTTATATAAGTATATATTTATATTCAGATCCGAAATACATTATTTCTATATGATGTAAGGATAAAAGTTAAATTCTATTATAGTTCCTAATAACTATATTTCCAATAAATAATATATGGAGAAACACAAATGGCCGATTTATTAAAAGAAGCAATCGCCGATGCAAAAG